GTCTATATATACCCAAGACTGTCTCATGCTTGCCCCAGAACAATAGCTACTTCAGTATTAGCGGCCTCTTCTGCCTCACGAACCTTGTCTACCTGTGCCTTTGCGCCTATCTCTGCGACCATGATGCGAGTAGATGAGTCTAGTTGTGCTTTGTAGCGATTAAACTGATCTAGGTATTGTAGCTCCTGCATCTTCATCTGCTGGCGCATCTGCTCTAGCTGTGCGTCTGCCTGTAGCTTCATCTGCTCGATCTGCATATCAGCCTGTACTCGTGCCTGTTGAGCCTGTACGTCAATCTGAGCCTTCATCTGAGCGGCCTGTGCGTCTGCTTGCATCTTCATCTGTTCAGACTGTTGCTGCGCTTGCATCTTCATTTGCTCAGGGTCAGGCTGCGGCTGTTTAGGCTGCTGTGATGCTGCCTTCATCTGTTCCAGTGCGGCATCCAGAGTACCCTCGATAGGTTCTGCTTGCTTAAACGCTCCGATACCGAACTTCATCACCTCTACCAGCATTGGTATCATCTCAGGTGACTCGCGGCCCACAGGTAAGGCTTGGCCTAAGAAGCCGCCGAACGCCTGTAGGAACTCCATACGATTACGCTTGTTCTGATCTTCATCCAACTGCACCAGACTGTCAGCCTCGACATCTATTCTAAAGTTAGCTAGTGGCGAGTCTTTAAGAAGCTCTATCGCCTGTGGTATCAACTGCTGATCTGCATCAGACATCTGCTGTGCAGAAGCGTACTGCAATAGAGTCTGCGGCTGGAACTTGGTACACATGATCTGCGCCTTGAGCTTAATCAGGCTAGACGCAAACAGTGCTACCTCTTCCTGCATTGCTCTTAGTCTAAGCCCGGCATACTGGCCCTTGATCTGTTGTGCAGTTGCAGTCTCACTTGCACTGGTCTGACCCCTGATAATGTCAGATATGCCCGTTATCTCGTAAATCTGGCTCTTTATGTCCTCTCTTGCCCGGTAGCAGTTGATGAGCGTAGCAGCTATGACATCTAGCGGTAGGATGTCGATACTACCCTTCAGCCCACCCTTTTCACTGAATGCCATCCACTTATCGACAGGTATCAGCGTATTATTGTCTCCCTCTGTCAGTAGACGTTGTAGCGTTGGCTGGCTTGCGTCATATACTCCCCGCACTCTTAGAGCCTTGACCAGACCGTCAATTCTGTCGCTCAGAATGTCCAGCTCTGTAGCTTGATCCTGATACAGCACAAAATCAGGTACAGGAACGAGTGAGTCAGAGGTTAAAGTAGCGTACAAAGGCTTGCCACAAGGGAAAAAGCCTTCTACCTCGATGGGGTCATCACGCTCGTCTATGATGTAGTTGCTGGTCTTACTAAACCAGTAGACCTTGCCGCTTTCCTTATCCCATAGCTCACATATCTTTGCTCTAGTATGCTCTTTGCTAGACTGACCATAGGAAGTTAGTGTCTGTGGGCCGCTGTCTAAAGGTATCTTCTTTGCAGACTCCTCACCAAAACGCTCTATAAGCGCCTCTCGCGTCATGTAAGCCCAGCGCCATACTACCGTGACCTCTTCCCATGTCCTCGCTACTGAGTGACCAAAGTCCTTCCAGTGAACGTAGTCTGTAGGAGCGCATTCGTACTCGATCTCCTCGTATGTCTCTGCTGTATCGTTCTCTACCTCATCAGCGTCCTCAGTAACCTGTAGCCCATCTTCTGGCATATCACGCTCAATTAGATGCGGCTCGTAGCGTACCCATGCAACACCACGACCGCCAAGAAATCGATCCTGTACCGCATTCTTCATAGTTGCCCGGAAGTCTGGGTAATGCTCAATCTCGTAGTCAATAGCTCTCTGAATGATCTGTGAGGCAACACGGCCTACTTGGTCATTGTCTCCAAACCTGCGCGATACGTCAGCCATAGGCAGCTTAGAATAGACCGCTGGGATTAAGGTCTGTACGTTCGACCACAGAATATTAAACTTTGCCGTCTCGTTAGAGTTCTGGCTGCGGTTATCATCTCTGTAGCGTTTAACGATCTTTGCAGCACGAGCTTCCCACTTCTTGTACTCGTTGTCATATGCGCCGATTACGTTCAGATATTTCTCAATTGGAGTTTCGGTCATTTTCTGTCCTGTTGTCTAAGTGCTTCTGCTATTGCTTGAGGGTCTAACATCCCGCCAACACCTACACCAGCAAGAATATCTGCTTCATGTCTACGCATTGGGTCAAAGGCTGCAAAGCGTGAACGAACTTGAGATGGGTCGTGAATGGCAAAATTGGTTGCGAATTCTGGCACATCTCCAGCCCCGCCAACATAGCCACCATAGTCTTTGACGTTATTAACTATCAGACCCTTGTCACCCATTTTTCTTGCTATGTTAGAAGCTAAGTTAGTATTCCCAAAATCATCAAAGACAGACTGAATATACTCTGACATTGAGCTATCTGTGCCGTCTGCGTGCCTTATTGGCTCTCGCGATGGGATTTTATTCCAGTTTGAATTCAAAGCGTCAAGCTCCCCAAACTTGCTTGTATTGATCCTAAGAGGCATGACATTCCCATCCGGCCTACCTGCATAACTATTTGCAAATTCTGGATTCTCAGATGCCCAAGAGCCTGACCCTTCTCTTGCGAATTGCGCCTTTGATGGGTCTAAACTTCGAATGTCCTGATTTGTACCAGTATAAGCGTCTGTCGGAAACATACCCGGAGCGTTAGCCCTGTCTATATAGGTATTATTTGCTGGCAGTCCTAGTCCACCCTGCTCAACTGGTAGCGCTGCATTGCGCTGGGCTGTGTCGTGCAGTATCTCGAACTCTGTCTTAGGTCGTTGAATCATTGCGCCGCCTACATTATCGCCGACTGGCGCACTCATAGCCTGACCATCACCATATCTCACAATCTGATCTTTTACTGGCACATCAAACATACTTGGAGGGTATGAGGCTGCACGTTCTGCTGGGTTCATGTTCATGCGAGATTGGGTTAGGCGGGCTTCGGCTTCACCGGCTAGGCGGCGATAATGCTGATGTGCGCTTTCTTGAATATCGATAGAATCGCGTAAACCTTGCTTATTCATGTCGCGCACAAGCTCAGAGCGCAAATCAATCAGCTCACCATATTTAGGCGTTCCTTGCGCCCTCCTCATAGCTTCATTAAGCGCAGTAATTTGATCTTCAATATCGCGCTTGATGCTAAATTTCTCTCTGGCAAAGGTTTCAGGACTCCCACCCCTAGCGAATCCCTCCCGCTGCTGGATGGCGTGTTGGAGTTCGTGAAGGGCAACATCCTTTGTGGCGAGAATATCTTTTGTGGAGTCTGCATTAGCAGTAAATAGATTTATGGAGTCCCGAACGCTGTCATACGCTCCACTACCTCTTGCGCCTTCTTTTGACAATACTCTAAGAGACAGGTTGTCTGTGCTTGGATATGCGGCAGCAAGGGCATCGTGTTCAAATAACTTAGGCAATGGTGGAGTATAGAAGTCCTCAAGACCATTTCCCTTGTCAACATAGCCAGTCATTTTGTATACCTTATTAGCTGGCACTCCTTCATTGAATAAAGATTGCGCCTCTAGCATACGGTCACTTGCTGTTGATATTTTCTCATTTACAGACGAACGAATACCATATCCTCTAGTAACATCTATATTTTCATTTACTTTCGCCGCACTATCATCAATCTCAAACCTCGGCTTGCCATCTGCACTACCAAAGAACCACTTTGTCTTAGCATGAATTGTCTCATCAGGAACTCCGGCTGCCTTCATATCCTTTGCTACCTTGAGAGCTTGTTTGTCTGCTGTCTTAGCCCCTTCACCCGCAAACATACGCATTCTAGGATCAAGCGCAGCCCTGCCGATACCCGTACCCGTCTCGATCTGTCTAGCGCCCTCCCTCAGTGCAGCTTTACCTAAACTCTTAGCCGCTGGCATCATTGCACCAGTGACTCCAGTAAGGTCAACCACTTCTGGTCTTAGCGTTGTAGTCTGCCCTCTGCCTGTAGTTATGCGCCCACCGTAGCTTAGATCGTCTAGCAGTCTGTTGACGTTCCTTAGCGGCAGCAGATCACCACCACGCATACCGCCAAATAAGGGATCGCGTTCTGGTACTACATATCTGTCGGCTTGATCTGATAAATAG